CTACCAATGTTGCGATTGGTGATAGCGCCCTCTACTCCAACACCACCGCCAGCCAAAACACTGCCGTTGGGTATCAGGCTGGGTATAGTAATACTACTGGTACTAACAATACTAATTTTGGGCATCTTGCAGGTTATACTAATACAACAGGTCAGAGAAACGCTTACATAGGTCAGGGTGCTGGCTACAGCATGACCACAGGCTCTAAAAACAGTATCCTTGGCTCATACAACGGCAACCAAGGTGGCTTGGACATCCGCACCTCAAGCAACAACATCGTGCTGTCGGATGGGGATGGTAATGTTAGAGCGCACTGTGACTCAAGTGGTACTTGGACAGGTGTTGGTGCTAGTACAACCTACGGTGCCGTTGGGACTTATGTCACTGCTATGAGGCAACTTCAAAATTCCGCCACAGGAGGCCCAACTTATACGGGAGGCGATACGGTAGCTGGTTCATCCTTATTAAAATGGGACGAAAACGGAGACGAAATGTACCCTTTAATGACTGCCTCTGGCAATACTCAGGATTCCAGTGCATCAGGTTTATCTGGTACATGGAGGTTAATGGCTCCGGCGCAAAAAGCCTATAGCACTAATCAAGTAATCGGCGGTCTTTATGTGAGGATTTCATAATGAACATTACAATTACACAAATCCGCAATGCGGCATCACTACAATCTGACAACGCTCGCATGGACGTAGAGATTAACCATCCACAGCACGGCTGGATACCCTACACTCTTGACCCAGATGATACAGATACAACTATCGACAACGATGCGGTCATGGCTCTCATTGGTACAGACTTCACTGCTTACGTTGCTCCAACACAGGCAGAGCTAGACGCAACAGCAGCTACATCTGTTCGGTCAGAACGTGACAGGCGTTTGACCACAGAGGTTGACCCTATCGTGTCTAATGCACTCCGCTGGGCTGACCTTACATCCGATCAGCAGGCAGCATGGACACAATATAGGACTGATCTGTTAGCTGTACCACAGCAGGCTGGCTTCCCTAATACAATCACATGGCCCACTAAACCATAGAGGATAAAACATGTCACAAGATAGCTGGCACTTGTCAAAATCAATACCTTTAACATTTGTGCTGGCTATCGTTGGTCAGACTATTGCTCTTGTATGGTTTGTTGCAGATTTGAATAACGACATACAGACTAACACTCGTGAGATTGTACGTCACGAGACACGCTTAATTGCACTTGAGAACATTGTACAAACACAGGCCATAACTATGGCTCGTATTGATGAGAACATAAAGTCTATCCGTGAGATGATGGAAGAGTCTAGGTCAAATTAATGTTTAGGCTGACTCCTTTTGCACTACTTCTGTCGGGTTGTATGTCTGTAGATATGGGAACACCAGTATCTTTTCCTTCTGCATGTTGGGGAGATATAAACTGCCAAAGAAATCTTAATGCTCAAACATTGCATTACTTAGGGCACAGCATTGCTGCTACAGAACTAATGTGTGAAGACCGTACAGTACGAAATGTGATGGAAGACGAATGTGGAAATATATTGCAATACCCCTAGTCTTACTTTCAACTGTTTCATTTGCTCAAGATAATGTAGGTGATGGTTCCACCAATGGTGACCTTAATACCAACATGGGAAACAGTAATACTGTAGATAGTAATAACGCTAGTAATACAAGTACTACAAACTACAACGGTGCGGGTTCATCCCCCGGATCACAACCAGTACCAAGTGCAATATCACCTACTATGATGGGTGGAGGTGGAAACGATAGCTGCCTTATACCAAAGTCACAAGGTATACAGATAAGTATAATCGGTATATCTCAAGGGGAAATGGAACAAGACCCTGAGTGCAATAGACGTAAAGATGCTAGGCTTATTGGTGCTCCACAACAGGTAGGTGGTTTAGGATTACAAGTAAGTGGTATTAGTGTTATGTGTGCTAACCCACAAGTATTTAAAGCAATGGCTCTTGCCAACACACCGTGCCCGATAGTTGATGTAGTGACAGGTAAGCTACTTATTGGGAAACAAGCGTACATGAAGATGCGCAGTAAACCTGAAGTATACATTGTAGGCTACAATCAAGCTAAGATGTTTTGGAAAAATCTACTGTACATTGGAAGGAATTTACCGGATGCACCCGAACAAGTTACTGTTACCCGCTCTCTTAGTGATAAGTTCCGCAGCACAAGCGGAGCAAACAATGGTGGAACTCCAAGCAGCCGCAGAAGCAATAGAAGCAAAACTGGCACTGGCAAATAGTGTAGCATGGGAGATTGACTGGGCAGCACACAGTGGCTCTGTAGTATCAAACGGTACAGTAGACAAAGTGTTACTGGATCAACAGATAGTAACAGCCTACAATGGTGCTCTTGAAAATGTAATTAATGCATCTTACCTAACTGCTGCAGACGTACTGGCTACGGAACACAATGTAGCTATCGACAATATGCACACTGCTATTGATAACTTAGTAGAAGCTACATCTGTACTTGCTACTGTATCAACTGTTGCAGACATGGCTGAGAGTGCTACTACTACAGAACAACAAATGGAAGTACAAGTAGCTATCACTAACACTGACATGTCTATTGATCAACAAGACGTAGATAACTTTAACAATGCCCTTACTGACGTACAAACCTTTGCCCAACAAGCTGGTGCATTTCTTGCTGCAGCCAATGACACAGGTATAACTGAACAGATTGATAGCTTTACTTCACAGAATAATATTGCTATGTCTTCATATACTGCAATAAATTATGTACAGGACGTAGACAAGCTTATGGTTTCTTTTGATCAGTCTAGCTCGTACATTTCTTTTAGTGGATACATGACTAATTACACAAAGACTGTAGAAGAAATCTACGATGCGGTAGGTTATAATGGATAATGTTGAACTCAAGCTTGGTGGATTTAACTTACGAACTGCGCACCTTCTTGTTGTTCTTCCTGTTCTTTCCGCCGTTGCTGGGGGTGCTTATTGGGGTTACGATGTCCTTAATAGGTTCTTGGATGTGGAGTCTGGCTTTGAGGAAGTTATCAACTCTACGTCTCGTATTCAAGCGTTGGAACAAACTGTAGGCGACAATGACGTAGCACAACTGGGTGTTAAGCTGTCACAGATTAGTACTCAAATGACTACCATCCTAGAGCAACAGTCTATCTTGTTGGACTTGCGTAGTAAGGTAGAAAGAGCAAGTACTATTACAGACAGTATAGGAAATAAACTTGAAACCTACGACAGTGAAATAGATGACATCTGGGACGCAATGGATGAGTTGTACAAAAACCCATTAAAGTAATAATAACATACCTAACCGGAAATAACTATTGACACGTAATATACAAGGCAGTATACTTTGTCGTATGGCAATACATAGAAAGATAGAAGAATGATGCAATTCAAAGGATTCAAACCTGAAGCAATGCAACGTATTGCAGGTACTTTAGGATATCAAGGTGACATGAATGGGTTTAATGATTATCTAAATCAGAACCCTGATAAAATGAATACTATGAATATGTATAATAATAAAGCTATGCAAATGGCTATGGGTGGTTACGTAAAAAAGTATGCCGAAGGTGGTGCAGTAGATGATGAAGCTGTAGACCCCAATGCGTATGCAGGTGAATCTATTTCTGAACTGCAAGCTAATCGTGCAATTAACCCTACGCTCTTACCCGGTGCAACGGTACAACCTGTAGGTACTGTAGTTACTCCCGATCAAATTATTGCCCCTACAACTGGTCAGGTGCAAGGCGATATTGTAACACCAGTTACTACTGCAGGTACTACAACTGCAGGTGTACCTACTGCAACTGCCGCAAACTTGATGCAGCCTGAAAAGGTAGCGGATAAAGTTAGTGATGTAGTAGCTCAGACTACTGCAGCACAAGGCGAAGTTGATCCACGTGCAGTAGTAGAAGCTGAAGTAGCTACATCAACAAGTGTATCCGAGCTTGAAGCTGCCCAAGGTAAAGCAATACTTATGGATAACCCTGTTCAGCGTAAAGTTGAAGAGGGCGAACTTGTTAGTGGCGTAGCTAACGCAGAGACTGCATCTAAATTTACAGAAGAAATACAGGCAGCTACCGCTACACCTACACAACAGGCTACTGTACAGGGACAGCTTGAAACTCTTATGCAGAGTTTTGAAGGTGGTAATACACCTGCTTGGGCTGCAGGAGCTATGCGTACCGCTACAGCTACGATGGCTGCACGTGGCCTTGGTGCATCATCTATGGCTGGACAGGCTATCGTACAAGCCGCTATGGAAGCCTCACTACCCGTTGCCGCTGCAGATGCACAAACCTTCGCACAGTTTGAGGGACAGAACCTATCTAACCGTCAGCAACGTGCCATGCTTGCGGCACAACAACGTGCTACATTTATGGGTATGGAGTTTGACCAAGCCTTCCAAGCACGTGTAATGAATGCAAGTAAGATTAGTGACATTGCTAACATGAACTTTACTGCAGAGCAACAAGTAGCTTTGGAGAACAGCCGTAACGCTAACACAGTAAACATGGCTAACCTGTCTAATCGTCAGGCATTAACAATGGCGGAAGCTGCGGCACTATCTAACATGGATATGGCTAATCTAAACAACCGTCAACAAGCTGCCGTAATGAATGCACAATCGTTTATGCAGATGGACATGGCTAATTTAAATAATGCACAGCAGACTAGCATGTTTAAAGCACAGCAACAAATACAATCTTTGTTTACGGATCAAGCTGCAGCTAATGCCGCTGCACAGTTTAATGCATCAAGCCAAAATCAAACTGACCAGTTCTTTGCTAACCTGTCTACTCAAGCATCACAATTTAATGCGGCACAAACTAATGCACAACAACAGTTTAATGCAGGTCAGGTCAATGCGCAAGATAGATTTGCATCCGAGATGATGAACCAGCGTGATCAGTTTAATGCACAGAATAGATTGGTCATTGATCAGAACAATGCCAACTGGCGTAGACAAGTTGCAACTGCAGATACAGTATCAATTAACCGTGCCAATGAAATTAATGCAGCATCTATATTGGGCATGTCCAATACTGCATACAATGATCTTTGGTCATACTACCAAGACAGCATGGAGTGGGCTTGGAATAGTTCTGAAAATGAACGTCAACGTATTGCCGACTTAGCAAGAACTAACGCACAGATTGCTGGTACTGCAGCCGCTGCAGCTACAGAGGCATCCGCACAGAGAGATTATAACTCTTCCGCTGCATGGGGCAATCTTGTAGCTACTATGTTTACTTCACCCATTGGTGGTAGTACACTACTTGGTAAGGGTTTAGATTTAATTTTCTAAGAATAGAGGTGTAACATGAATACTAATCCAGCGTTAACTGCGTATACGAACTTAGACATTTCAGATGAAATGGAAGAACCTAAAAAAAGTTCAACAGGATCAGGCTTACTATCCCGTAGTCTTGAGCCTAAGAGTATGCCAAAATCAAATGAACCTATAGATAGGGTCAAGGATTATGTGACCAGTATCCGTAAAGCAAGAAAGCAGATAACAAATGGCTGAACTACCTACACCTACATTTGACTATCCTATTCCCGGTCAGGGTATGACTGCAGAAGTAGGTAGTAGACCTTGGCAAAATCCTCCTCAGTATACTACTGTAGAGCAGGCATTAGAGTTCTATATCCCACGCCTTGTGTCAGATGAAATATACGACTCTTTGCTTGACAGTATGGAGTTAGGTATTCCGCTTACAACTATGGCGGATTCAATGCAGTCTACTGCCGTTATGCAGGGACTACATACTATTGATGTAGGCATACTTGCTATGCCAGTTCTTATAGAGATGCTTGCATTTATTGGTGATGATGCAGGTGTAGACTATGTACTAGGCACAGAGAAACGTATTGATGATGATAAGATTAGCGAAACTAAAATAGCCCTAGCTATGAAGAAGATGCGTGAAAAATTACCAGAGGCACTTGAAGAAAAAGAAGAAGAGCCTATGGAGGAAGTAGAAAGTGAACCACAACCTAGTGGTCTTATGGCGAGGAGAGCATAATGGCATTTAGTTTAGCAGGATTTGGTGCCGGGTTTGCAAGTAAGGCAGCTAGTCGCTTAGATGAAGAACGTGTTCGTTCTGAAAAGTTGCAGGATGAAGCACGTCAAAATGCCACACGTCAACGATTGGCTAAACAAGCAAAGCGTGATCAAGAAAAAGCTCTTGCAGAAGAGATGGCAAGTCAGCTTAGTTTATACTTTAGTCCCGAACAAGCTAGTGCAATAATGGGTAAAGGTTTAGGCGCAGCAAAAGAAGCACTCCGTATGAGTGGTGATCTTGTGTCTAAAGGATATAGCCCACAACCTTTGTTTAACCTATCTTCTGCGACAAATATGTCAGATGAAGATTCTAGTGAAATGACTGCAGCTGTTGCCTCTTCTCCACAACCTGTAGGAACAGTAACGCAAGCGTCTCAGAAAACTGACCTTGAGGCAACATCTACCTCAAGTAACAGTTTTGTTAATTTAGATTACTATCTTAGCAGTATGAAACCTGCAGATGACGAACAGGCTACATTAGATGCTGCGTATGCTGTAGCAGTACAAAAATCTATTAACGGCAAGACTGCTGAAATCAGAAACAAACAAGCCAGTTACGCTGCGGAACTACTTACACAAATAAAGAAAAAAGATGCCGCTCTTAGTACAGATGAAGAGGGTGCGTCTAGTCCTTTTAGTAAATCTACAATAGATACTATGCTAAAGACACAAATGAAATTAGCTTTGCAGGAAAATGATTTTAGTGTAGACCTAGAGGGTAGACTTGCGGAAAAAATTGGAGGTAGAGTAGCTCAATATAACGTATCTGTTATACAAGCTAATACTAACCTCCGTATACTAAATACAGGTGAAGATAACACTCCTATGAGTACGCAACTAAATGTACTTACTAAAGACAATGTAGCTAATGCAGTTAAAAAAATACAGCTTGATGCACGTAAACAGCACTCCTCTGATTCTCAAGGTGGTATAGCTGATAGGCGTGTAAATATGGATAGTCCCTTTGAAAGATATGTTAATGACGCAAATGGCAAAGAGGTAGACATGCTTCAAGTTAATGCGAAAAAAGGTATGTATAAAATTGGTGATATTGTGTACACTACTGTTTTAGAAAATGGAGTTCCTATTACACGACTGCAGGTCTACACAGGAATTGCTTTGAATAGTAGACATAATAATTTTATTGATGCAGGTACTATCTAAATGGCAAATACTTTTTTGTTTGATGACATTGAAGAGGAAGAAGTATCCACTACGCCTACCTTACCTACGGAAACAGGTACGTCTTCTTTATTCAATGACATAGAGGAAGAACCTATATATGTTCCTCAAGAATCAACGCTGCCCTCTCAGGAGGGTGGTGCTTTTGCGTTTGATGATATTGAAACAAACGAAGAAGATTTTGATATGTCCATTGATGCTGCAGTAGAGGAACTCATTATACCTCAAGACGATAGCGTTACCACAATGCTATCTGAAGAAAGTATAAACGCACGTGTAGAAGAGTTATATCAGGCGGAAGTAGACAGGCTAGATGCTTTGGTCTATAGTCCAGAAAATTTTAATCAGTATGAAGAGGCCATAGAAGAGGAGTTAAAGGAACAGAATATACTCCTTCAAAAATTTATGGATGGTCAAGACATTACCCGTGAAGAAGCTCTGGACATAATGCGTGAGCGTAATCCTGATAGTATACTTTTAAAAGATGTTGACGTAGAAAAATTTGATCGGGCTGCTAGTCTAGAACAAGGTGCAGATTTTTCTAAGGAAAAATTACTAAGTTTTTTAAACAGTGAAAACGCAATAACTAGTGGATTAACGGACACATTACTAAACAGTGGCTTGTCTATAGGTGAAATTAACGCAATCGTAAGTGTAGACGAGTTTTTTAATCCTGTAACTGCCGTTGTAAATGTGCCTATGCACTTAACGGAAGTACAAGAAAACATTGCGGCAGGTGATTTAAAAGGTGCAGCACTAGCGACCACCTTTGCTGCTTTGGATATGGCTGCTGCTATACCCGGTGCTAAACTTATTACTGGTGGGGTAACTAAGGTATGGAAAAAAGTAGGCAACGGTAATGAGTACAACCGTGTACAAGACGCCATGTTAAACGAAAGCCGGATTGGTGAGCAGATAAAAAAATCCAATCTAGCTATAGCGAAAGCTAACCCAGACATTAAAGATGAGCTAATAATTAGCTTTCAAAATCGTACCAATGTAGATATTTCTAAACAGAATGCAGATGGTAGCTTGACCATTGACCCTACTAAAGTTCGTACTGCAGGAAAAGCTAAGGTAAAAGATTATTATATTGATGGTATGTATGAAGGTAGGCTTGCTGATGGAGATATAAATCCATTAGATGAATTAGGTTTTGATGGTGAAGATGTACTCGCTATCCCTATGTTAAACCCAGAGAAACTAGATGCTCTTGTTGGTGTTGTTGTAGAATTGCGTAAGGCTAATCCTGATCTTTTAAAAGTAGGATCAGATAGACCCTTAATAGATCAACTATTTGATCTCACTGTTACTAAAGACCTACTTGCAGACGATACCCTGTATAACATTTTAAATAAACATGGTATGTCATACGAAGATTATATGCTTGGAGTAGTTGGTTCTGTGTCAGAGGCGGGTCGGCTACTGAATAGAGTTAGTCAAATGTCTAGGTTTAAACCTAAAGGTATGACTGAGCGGAGGGCAGAGCTTGCTAACCGTGCTTCCCAAAAAGGTATTGCAAAGTTTTGGTCTAACACAGTTCTGCGTAGTGAAAACATTCGTAGAGGTCTGATGGTATCTTCTCTTGCTACTGCTGCACGTAACCTTCAGTCGGGTGTTATTCGTGCACCTATGGAGGGGCTTGGTAATATATTTGATACAGCGTTAATTACATACGCTAAGGCGGCTAGTGAAGGCGATAGATTTGGCGGAATTGTAGGGGCAACAAAAAATGTCATGCCTTTTGTTCGTGATGGTACTTACTCAAACGCATTTCGCCAGATGAAGTATATGTTTGCCGACCAGAATACCGCAGAACAATACACAAAATATATACTAGATAGGCCAGAACTTTCTCAACAGTTTGAAAGGCTCGGTAGTAACATTGCAGAGTTACAGGAATTAACAGGTAGGGGTCAGGCCACAACTCGTGTAGGTCAAGGTTTAGATGCTGTGACCTCAAGTATAGAGGATGGAGTTGCGTTTCTTAATACGCCAAACCGTTGGCAAGAAATGATGCTTCGTAAATCAACTTTTTTCTCTGAGCTAGAGAGGCTAACAAGTGCAGAGTGGGGTATTGATTTACGTAAGACACTAGATGATGGACGCATTAAAGATATTATTAACGATGCACCAGACTTACGTGGTAAAAACGGCAGGTCTTTTGTGGACATTATGGATGAAGCTACCACAAAAGCATTAGATGTTACGTATGCTAAACAGCCAGACTTTTACCCATTCAAAGTAATATCGGACACTATTACTAAGTCCGGTCTTACAGTTATCGTACCTTTCCCACGTTTTATGTTTAACTCTATGGAGTACATGGCACAAAACGTAGGTGGTGTAGGCATTATGGCTGCTCGTAAAGCTATGTTTAAAGATACTCGTGGTGTACTTACCGCAAGGGATAGGCAGGATATAACACGTAACCTTGTTGGTATAGGTGCAATAACTGGCATGTACCAATACAGAAAATCTGAAGATGCGGGTGAGCGTTACGAGTCTATGGAGTATGAAGACAACCAAGTAGACTTAACTCCTGTGTATCCTATGCGACAGATTGCTTGGGTAGCTGAGTTTGCTCGGCGGTCAGAGGAAGGCACACTTGATACTTGGTACGGTGCAGACATGGACCACATTGCGGAAACATGGCTGGGTACGTCTGCTCGTACTGGTGTAGGCAATGTTATGATTGATGAAATACGTGACATCATTGTAGATACGGAAGATATGGTAGATGAAAACAGACGTGCCAAGGCAATTGGCGGTGCTGTAGGGCAATACGTCAATACATACTTGACTCCTTTGTTTCAAGGGGTGGAGGCACAACGTGCAGCAGGTATTAAAAGTGACGTGTACGTTGATGCTGCAAGTGACCCTACTCTAAACGATGATTGGAGTACGTCCTTTGGTTCTGGTTTTAGTAGATCGTTAATACAGCGAGGTGTAGCTGCACCTTCTTATGAAGAAGATATGCCGAATAGAGTGTCTATTAATACTGGTGATATTAAAAGATACGATCCATTAAAGAAACTTTTTCTTGGTCTCAATATAAAAGAGGCAGACAATGATGTTACTGAATATCTTTTGGAGATAGGATTTGAAGACCCAACGTATGAGCTTGGTAGTAAGTCCAAGATACCGGCGGAAAAACGTGCAGAAAATCAATATCTGTCAGTAGTACTTCCCTTAATTGCTGAGGAACCAAAAGATATTGCAGATAATATGGGTGGAACCAAAAGCGAAAAGCATAAAATTGCTCGTAAGTACATTAAGGATATGTTAGCTGATGCAAAGCAAGAGTTTCTAACGGAAGGGTATGCGTCACCTTACGCAACTGCCGTAGATGATTTATCTCGTGTTCCATACGATGACAGGCAATACGCACAACTTATGTTTAAAAAACTTAATGAAGGTAGAAAGCCTGACCCACGATCCCTAGAAGATATAATGTTGCTACTGGAGTTAGCGGAAGATGCAATGTAAAAGAGGGGGCAATTAAGCCCCCTTTATTTTTGTCTATCGTGTGTCTCCACTACCGCCAATGGTTCCTGCTTTTTTACGGGCAGCTAACTTAGCCTCATTCTGACCTGCTATCATACCAAGCGTAAGGTTGAGGTCAGTAGCAAGTGCAGCACAGTACCATAGTACATCTCCGATCTCACTGGCAATGTCCTCTCGCCACGTGTCGGGTCTATTATCTGGCCCATCTCGTACAAGTTTCTTTACCTTGTTGGCTACTTCCCCTGCCTCACCTGCTAACCCAAGCGCAGGGTACAAGATACGATGCTCATCTGGATAGATGGCGGTCTTAGATGCACTACGTTGGTACGAATTGAAATCAGACATGTTGTACTTCTCCTTTAAAAACTCTTCTGCCTCTTGTTTTAGACTCATATTTCCTTACCCAATTTAAATTGTCATAGTAGGCTTTGTTGTAGCCCCTATTCCACTCACGGTACTGCATAGTATTTGTAGGGTATGGGTTAACATGCTCACCTCTTTTAAAACTATTGTAACCCATCGTTTGCTGTACCCTTAGAGGTGCATCGTATTTACCTAGTCCACGCTGTTCTCTTGTACGAATATTCATAAGCTATACTCCTCATGCTACGTTGATCAACTCTGCCTCTGTGTATGGAACGTGGTAGAACTGTTCTCCACTGTAGATGTTCCTACCTGTAGCCTCACGTAGTTTGTCGTCAGTAAGTAGCTTACTGTCAATGCACCAAGCCTTAGCCATATCCCCACTGAAGATATAAAACTTTAGGTTGTTACCGTGCTTTGACAGTAGCTTCTTCTTACGCTCTGGTATACGTATCTCAGCCCAATTGGTAGGCCAATCACCTTTCCATGCAGTCTTTACTTCGGCTTCGCTGTAGTGTTTCTCACCTAGCTTCTCTGTCACTACATCAGCATCATAGGATTCAGAACTGTCTACCAGTACGTGACCATCCTTGAGTAGGTGATTGATCAATGTGTCCTTAGCCACACCGTCATACTTGCCATAGAGATTTTTTGAAAAAGGTTTTCTGTATGCCATGAGTATTACTCCTCGTTTTGTTTCGTTATATATTCTTTTAGTTCTTTGTAACCGCCAATGTGTTCCCCTTTATCGTTAAATATTTGTGGTACTGTTGTTATACTTGATCTTTTAAGTAAATACAATATCCATTTACTACTTACTGTACTTATATTATATGTTGTGTAAGATGTGTTAGCTGCATCTAGAAGAGCCTTTGCTGAATCGCAGAAGTTACATTGATCTCTCGTTATTATTACGTACATCTTTTAACTCCTGTAATAGTTTAATTTGTTGTTCGTCCGTCATGATGGGCCACTCTCGTATCTCATCTATACTTCTGTAACACCCTACACAAAGATCGTTTTCTATGAAACAAACCTTTATGCAGGGTGATTTCTGTTTACCTAAACTAGGTCTACGATTTCGCAAGAGTCACCTGAGCATGCCATAGTTTGCATGGATACTGTATTGTCTTCACTCTCATACTCAGATAGCATACCCCAATCAATACTGTCTGGCATAGTATCAAGCATCTCTTTATATACTTCTTTTGTACACTCTTGATAAGGGGCTTGTTGATAAGTATGTTCAGAGTGTGGCAGAAAAGATACACCTGACATTTCGTCAAAATGTTCGTACACAAATGAACCTACAGCCATCCACTCAGAATCACGTACTGAGATAGTCACACTTGGCTTATGTTCGCACCAGTGTCGCTGGTACGTAAGCCATAACTCAAGTTGCTCTACTGCAGTCATGTCATTGCGTGTTACTGCCTGCTCAGGTGACTTCACTGGGAAGCTAAACACTACAGTAGAGTCAGGCTTCATAACGCAAGGCTCATTAGGAATACCTTGGTCAATCATGAACTGTGTCAGAGGGTCTTTGTTATCACCACGGACAGTACGAATATAATAGGGGCTGTGCCTAGCGTGAATACCAGAGGCGGAATCAACCAGTTGCGATACTGTACCGGAAGGTTTAACGCAGCTGATAGAAGCACTAGCAGGGATGCCAAGCAACTCAGCCCACTCAGCGTTAGTATTAACAGCGATGTTACGAAGATGCTCAAGTGTTTTCTCCAATCCTTTGTTCTTGTTTGTCATTAGAGGGTTATCCATAATGCCCGTCATAGACACACCAAGTAACCGTTCTTCTGCTGTATTGTTCTGCCATACCTTACGTAGGTAGGGGAACTTAATCATGGTAGACTGAATCGTACCCAAGATGGTAGCCAACTTTACCTTACGCTCAAGGTCTTGCAGGGTATCCGTTGCTCGTACTACGCACTCCGTTAGGTTGCAAAACTGATATGGGCGCAAAATTATTTCCGAACACGGGTTGGTCCCGAACTCATAGTTAGGATCACGCCGCCCAAACTTAGCTGCTTGCTTCTTAGATGCTTCACGGTTGAAGATGCCACGCTCACCTGACTTTGACTCAACCAACGCAAGCCACTCACGCATGAATGTTTCCATGTCTGGCTTCTCAGTGTAGCATACAGAGTTATTAGCCAAGGCACGATGTCCTGCAGTCTCCCACCATTGCCCTGACTTGGCGTGACGCATACGGTCATCACTTAGATTGGACAGTGAAATCATAGCAGAGCGGCGCACACCACCAACCACAACGATCTGACCAATGAAGCACATCAAGTCATGACATTCCATAGAGG